TAGGATGGATGCTTTAAGGGTATCTGTATTGTTAGGTTGTTCACCAAAATTTAAGAAAGATGATAGAGAAACATTTGAAAGCGGCTGCGATTCTGAAGATAATAAAGCAGGCAAAAGGTAGGAAGGATAATATATACAACACATTCAGAAATTCATTTGGCATATCTAGTCCAAGTTACTTGACTAAGATGCATGACCGGATCGAGATACTTGATATGTGTATAGAGAGATTAAAGAAAAGGTATAAAGACATACTAGATGAAATCACAAGAGGATAAGCATTACGACAACAGCAATGGGTCTTTGTACTTGTTTGCTGAGAATCAAGGGTTGAACGCCTGGGAGTTTGACATCATAAAAAGGATAACAAGGTGTCGCAAGAAGGGTCAGTTCAAGGAGGATTTAGAGAAGACAAAGAGAGTTATTGATTTATATTTAGATGAGTATGTTGAAAGAAATAATTGATTCGTTTCCAGATGAAAATATACTGATAGCAGATGGATTTGACGATGCTATAATAGGAATTGATATGCATTCAATGAGGGTAATATATTCAGTAAAGAAATGTATAGATATACTCATGGATGGAGAAATGGAATATGTAGATGCTGTAGAATATTTTGAATTTAATGTGTCTGGAGCATATGTTGGAGAACAGACACCAATATGGTGTCAAGATAATTTTTTGTAAGATGAAAGCATGGAATGATTTAAGTGATGTACTGAAGGTACACATATATTGGACTGGTGATCGTGATCAACCTAAGAGCAGATGGTACATGGATCACGGAGTAAAGATTGAGAGACTAGCAGATGGAACGTTTGAGATAAACAATGCTATGTATCCAGGAGATTTCTACAAGCCTATAACTGAGGCACAGATGTTTGTATTTGAGCATATAGGTTGGCTTGCAGGATGTTACAGAGTATGTATTGATACGTTCAATGAAAGGATGGATACGATTGATGCATTGCTCAATAGATATCCCGAAGATCCTGTAACAATTAGCAGAAAGAATACCTTACAAAAAAAGATAGATAGGTATTATGAGTTAGCAGATAAATTAGTATTTTAGCAACCCCAAATTTAATTTAATATGAGTCACTGGAGACAGATGTTCGCAGACGAGAAGTATCTTGGTGCGTACAGTTTAGAAAAAGATGGCAAGTACGAGCCAGTAATCGTAACAATTGACAACATTTACATCGGAGATTTCTTATCTCAAGGGGGCAAGGAGAAACGACCTTTCATTAAGCTAAAGGAGTTCGACAAGCCTATGGTTGTCAACAGAACTAATTTCAGACGTTTAGAGAAGTTTTTTAACTCGTTTGACCCTAAGACATACGAAGGCAAACAAATCGTCTTAGGAGTGGAGAATGTTAGCTCTCCCGAAGGAATTGTACCTGCCTTGCGTTTCAGTACACGACCACTGCCAGTACAACAGAAGCCACAGCTACCTGAGTCTGCTATGCAGAAGGCTTTAGAGTCAGTTCAAAAGAATGGCAAGAGTGCAATGGACAAGATTGAGGCAAAGTATTCATTAACAGACGAGCAGAGAGAGCTTTTACAAAACGCATAACATTATGGAATGGTTAAAATTTAGAGCATCGATGTGCTCCCCATTGTTCTTGGGTGAAGATGGACTTACACAGAAGCAAGAGGAAGAGTTGATGTCGTTGATCAGCAAGGATAAACGCACTGCACTACAAGAGATAAAGAAGCAAGAGTTAATTGCAAAACGTGATGCTGATCAGGAACTTAGCAAGGGTGCTAAGAGTTATATAGAGTCTGTTGTTGACGAGTATGTGTATCAGTATAGAGATAGCATAAACAACAAGTACACTAAGAAAGGTAATGATGTTGAGGATCAGGCTATAGAGATTCTAAACACATTGTTCTTTACTGACTACAAGAAGTCAGAGACGTACTTGCAGAAGGGTCACTTTCATGGTCATCCAGACATTGAGGATAACGATGAGCAGATGATACTTGATACCAAGAGTAGTTGGAATAAGAAGACATTTCCTAAGAAGCCTTCTGATTGTGAGAAGGCAGAGTACGAGTGGCAAGGCAAGCTGTATTGCTACATGAAAGGATGGTCTAAGTTTAGGTTAGCATACGTGCTAGTATCTACTCCTGAAGAATTAGTTCCTGAGTATGAGGACGAGACGTTACATTACGTGGACAATTTACCATTAAATCTTCGTGTTACCTATGTTGATTATGAGTTGACTAGTGATGACATATCTAAGATAGAGCGCAGAGAAAAGGCAGCAGTTAAGTACGCTGAAGAGTACTATAATTTTTTAATCAATAAAAACAAATAAGTATGTTTAAATTACAAGCGAATGTTAAGAGTGTAGGTCAGACAGTTAATGTGTCTGATAAGTTTTCCAAGAGAGAGTTAGTCGTAGAGATTCCAGATGATAAATATCCTCAGGTTGTTTCTTTTGAAGCAACACAAGACAAGTGTTCTTTATTAGATCCGATTGGAGCAGGGCAACAGGTAGAGATTACGTTTGCTTTGAGAGGTCGTGAATGGACTAGTCCATCGGGAGATGTTAGAGTATTTAACACATTAAATCTTGTTCGAATTGATGCTGTTGGATCAGCACCAAAACCTACTCCAGTAGCTACTACTACTGCTACAGAAGACGATGGGGATCTCCCATTTTGATTAAACCAGGGCAGTGAAATATCTGCCCTTAACATTTATCCGAATGGTAACTATTTTTAAAAACATAAACGAGACAGGTAAGCCTTACTATATATCTGTCAAGAAAGCATTAGATCGGATAAGGGGTGGTCAGTCAAAAGAGTTGCTTGATAAAGTAAGAAGCACTGAGGCAAAGGATGTTAGGAACGAATTAAAGAAAGGTCTTCCTTCCGTATGCTTTGGTGGTAAGTTTTCATCTAGGTCTGATAATGCTTTGATTGAGGCATCAGGTCTTATGTCTATAGACTTTGATGGCTTTGAGTCAACTAGTCTGCTTGAGGCTAAGAGATTTGAGCTAGAGATGGATGACTATACATATGCTTGCTTTGAGAGTCCATCGGGCAATGGTCTGAAGGTTCTAGTCAAGATACCTAGCACTGACTCTAAAGGGTACAAGTCTTACTTCAAGGCTATAGAGAAGTACTACAACTGCCCCAATTTCGATTCTGTTTGTTCAAATATAAGTCGTGTTACATACGAGTCGTATGATCCCAACATATATGTGAATGAAAAATCTGCCATATGGAATGAAAAATTCATTGAAGAGAAACCTGTTAAGAGGAAGGTTGTTATACCTGTAGATGATACAAATAAGACGATAGAGTACTTGCACAAGTGGTGGGAAAAGAATCATGGTCTTGTGTCAGGTAAAAGGAATCAGAACCTATTCATACTTGCAGCTGCATATAACCAGTATGGTATATCTATTGATGAAGCAAAACAATCTTTACTTAGGTTTGAGCAGTCTGACTTTACTAAGGCTGAGATAGTTAACACAATAAACTCTGCGTACAAGAACACATCTGAGTTCAACACGAAGAAGTTTGAGGACACTGAGGCTGTAGATAAGCTTACTGACATGGTAGCTAGGTCTGTTCCCAAGGAAGACATAAAGAAAGTTCTTAATGTCAATGATGATGACATAGAGGCTATAGCTTTAGACTTTTGGACTAAGAGCAAGAAGGACTTCAAGGTTAACTTTATTAACCATAGGTACAGAGAGTTCTTAGTAAGCAATGGGTACTGCAAGTTCTATCCATCTGAGGAGAGTAACTTTTGGCTAACGCACGTAAAGGATAACATCATTACAACTGTCTTCGATGACAACATTCGTGACTTTGTGTTTGAGTATCTGTACAACATGGACGATAAGTCTGTGTATGATGCATACGCTGAGAAGATTAAGCTAGGTAAGGAGGATTTTTTATCTTTCCTTCCAAACATCAAACCTAGATTCTTGAAGGATAGTCGTGATCACTCGTACCTATACTTTCGCAACTGCGCTGTAAAGGTGACTGCTGATAAGGTTGAGACAATAAACTATGACGATCTTGATGGGTTTGTATGGAGCAAGCAGAGAATAGATAGAGACTACATACTATCTGACTATGAAGGATGCGAGTACAAGAGATTCTTGACAAACATATCAGGTAAAGATGACAGTAGGCTGAACACAATGCAGAGTACTATAGGATACTTGATGCATATGTATAATGATTCAGCTTACAATCCTGTAGTCATATTGAATGATGAGACTATATCTGATAAGCCTGAAGGTGGTACTGGTAAAGGTATATATGTGAATGCTATCAGTAAGATGCGTAGAGCTGTATTCATAGACGGAAAGAAGTTTGACAGCAAGGATAAGTTCCAGTATCAACGTGTAACAGCTGACACACAGCTACTTGCCTATCAAGATGTTGAGAAGAACTTTAACTTCGAGGTGTTATTCTCCATGATTACAGATGGTATAACGGTTGAGGTGAAGCATGGTAAGCAGTTATACTTCCCATTTGAGGATATACCTAAGATGGTGATAACAACAAACCATGCGATCAAAGGTGATGGAAATTCTCATGCACGTAGAAAGTGGGAACTAGAGTTTACTCAGTACTACAAGGATGGATTTACTCCACTACAGGAGTTCGGTCACAACTTATTCGATGGATGGGATAGTGAAGAGTGGTTGAAATTTGATAACTACATGATAGCTAATCTACAGCTATACTTATCTAAAGGTTTAATGAAAAGCAAATTCAAGAACCTTGAGATAAGAAAGCTAGAAGCAGCTACATCTCACGAGTTCAGAGAGTATATACTTGGCAAAGATAAGAAATGGGATTTTGCTGCAAATGTTGAATACCTAGCACAAGATATACTGAATGATTTCTGTACGAATTACCCTGACTATGGACCAACTGGAAAGATTAAGTTGACTCACAGAACATTTTATAGATGGATGAATGAGTACGCTAAGTACAAGTTTGGAACAAGTATGTCTGAGCATAGAGGAGCAAATGGAAAGATTATTAAATTTTTTAAAATTGAAGCACAACAAGAGTTATGTATTTAGGATATGAAGAAAAAGAAAATGCCGTAATGTATCTGTTAGATAAGATTGGGCATAAGGATGGAGCAGATAGATTTATTTATGGTGTAAAGGAAGGCATAGGTCTTTCGGGAAAGAAGCTAGTACATTTTGTATATATGTTTGAAAGGTATCACCACCATAACGATTACTCCTACGCTAGTCTACTTAGGACTAGAAAACACTTTAAGAACTTGGCATTCACGTATTTAGACCAGGGTGACTTTAAGCTTTACAATAGCTGGATTAAGAGTTGGTCTAACTTACTTATTATTTGTAGACAAGCTTATCCAGAGAAATGGAAAATAAAAAACACCTTCGAGGATATCAGGTAGAGAACGCACAGAAAGGACACACCATACTTAAAGAGTTAGGTATGGTGTACTTGTCCATGAGCGTAAGAACTGGTAAGACGGCAACGTCTATGGAGATAGCTAGACTATTTGGAGCAAGGAATGTGTTGTTCCTAACAAAGAAGAAAGCTATATCGTCTGTTCAAAGTGACTACGAATCGTTTGGGTACTCAGAACACTTTGAAATTGTGATTGTGAATGATGAGAGTATGCACAAGATTGATGGCAATTTTGACTTGATAATACATGATGAGCACCATAGGTTCGGGGCATTCCCTAAGCCTGGTAGATCTACAAAAATGTTTAAGGATAAGTACGCAAGCAAGCCTATGATATTCTTGTCAGGAACACCATGTCCAGAGTCATTTACTCAGATGTATCATCAGTTTTGGGTTTCATATAGGTCACCTTGGTATTGCTACAAAAACTTCTACAGATGGGCAGATGACTATGTTAATGTAAAGCAGAAGAAGATAAATTCATTTACAATTAACGATTACTCATCAGGCATAGAGGACAAGATAATGGCAGATATATCTAAGTATATGATAACATTTACTCAAGATCAAGCAGGCTTTCAGTCTAAGATAGATGAGACTATACTTCACGTTAAGATGAAACCTGTGACGTATCAGTTAGCAGATAAGCTAATGAAAGACTTGGTTGTTGAGGGTAAGGATGAGGTTATACTTGGAGATACTGCAGCCAAGTTGCTACAAAAGGTTCATCAGCTTTATAGTGGAACAATAAAGTTTGAGTCCGGTAAATCTATGGTTATAGATACAAGTAAGGCAGAGTTCATCAAAGAACAATTTGCAGGCAAGAAGATAGGGATATTTTATGTGTTCAAGGCGGAGTTAGATGCGTTACGTCAAGTATTTGGATCAGAAAACTTGACAACAGATATAGATGAATTTAATTCTACAGAAAAAAATATTGCTTTACAGATTGTATCTGGAAGAGAAGGAATATCTTTGCGTAATGCTGAGTACTTAGTGTTCTACAATATTCAGCATAGTGCAGTGTCATATTTTCAAGGTATAGATCGTATGACTACTATAGATAGACCTGCCAATGAAGTTTTTTGGATATTTTCAGATGGAGGCATAGAAGACAAGATATATAAAGTTGTCAAGAGCAAAAAGAAGTATACAGTAAATGTATTTAAGAAGGATTATAGTAAATAACGGTTTTTGGCTTTGTGTCTGTTTGCCCCTTGCACAAGGCTTCAATTTAACAACAAACTTTATGGGGCAAATAGCACAAAACCGCTGTTATATGCCGTTGCGGATTTTGAAACGAAAACTTAAATAAATAATAAATATGGGAAATGTAACTTA